TGCTATAATTAAATTCCCCCGGACGTATGGATACCAAATATTCATGTTCGTAAATAGTGTGGGTACCTTGATATTCCAGATTAAATCCGGAAGGACCGGTGCCAGTAAATATATTACGGAACGATGATCCGGTCGTAGTCAATACAAAATATCCATTCTTATAAAAAACGTTTCCAATATAAGGGTCGACCTGATAATTGCTCATTGGATAGATAAACACCGAACCAGAAACGTTGGACGGGAACGAAGACGATATTTGAGTGTTGTGATCAAATATACTGGAAGTTGCGGACGCGGTTGCCTCGTTGACTACCGGCGCACCAACGGCCAAAAAGTCGGAACACACTGATACCGAATACCCATATAAATTCGCCGGTTTGTATTCTTCTTTGTTTTGTTTTAGTTCGCCGGTTAATTTCCAAACTTCGTTAACGTCGTCGTAATTATATAATACAACGCGACCTAACACACCTCTCGGGTCTTGTGACGACGTTGAATCATAGCTGTAATCTTCCAAGATGAAAGAGCCAGTTGCATAATCCACGAGTCTGGACAGTCTGTCTGGCCAAGAAGTGATGGCCGCAAAATTATTCTCAATCGATACTGCTCGACCAAAGTTATTGTTGGTATCGATGCTTCGGTCCCCAAATGTTTTTAATACTTTGTAAAAGCTTGCGGTACCACACAGCGAAATGTTTTGGTAAAAATACGCGGCACCAAGAACGGTTTTATCGCCGGGATATGGTTGATACGGGACAAATGCTTTATCATACGCGCAGCCAATCAACGCGGTATTATTACTGATGGCCACCGTCTTACCAAACCCGTTCGAGGATATAGTATTAGATACATCGTTTGCGTATAACGGTGAACCAGCATCCAAGTCTCCGAGAGAATTGTCAGCGTAAAGTCTGGATACTTCTCCCCACGAGGCCGTCGGGCATATTCCCGAGTAAGATGCCGTAAAAACAGACGCGTAACCATAGCCAGTCTTGTTTGTTCCGATCACAATACTGCCAGAATCAATAGCTACTGACCACCCAAATTTATCTCCGGATTGCAGCACACTAGAAGAAAGCACCGTTTCTCTTGTCCACGTGTAATTTCCAACAACTAAATACGAGCTACCTGAAATTCTTGGAACACCGTCGCACGCATCGTCCTGAATTGAGTCATAAATACTCGCCGAATTTTCCGCTGAACCAGTTTCAGCCGACCCCGTGACCATAAATCTCTTGCGTCTGTACACATACGCCGCGCCCTCACTCCCACTCACTCCGGGGGCACCAACTACCATAACGTCACTGTCTATCGCAACCGAGTTTCCAAATAAATCTCCGTTGGAACTGCCCACCAATGCGTTAAGTATTCCCCAATTATCTATTCCGCCCTTGTCTTTTTGGTATACATAAACGAACCCGGGGTGTGAGCCACTCAAAAATTCTAGCGAGCCGCTTGCGTACAGAGATCCAGTGGGCGATCCTATTACCAAAAAATTATCGCGAACAGCGACAGAATACCCAAAAGAGTCCTCCAAATAAGAAGAACTAAAATCTGACTGTTCGAGCATTAAAAAATTGTTGTTTTCTAGCGACAGTAAGAACGATGTGTCCGCTCCAAATTCCTGTGCCAATGAATTTTGGCTGAATGGGCAGTAGAATTTTTTAATCAGTCGGTGACCTCCAACGTTGCTGTCATACTTAAAAATCGCAGCATACCCCTGCCGAGCCGTGGACAAACTATATTCATCCATAGATGCGCCAACGGCGACATATTTATACCAGCAACTAACCGATTCTCCAAAATGTTCGTTTTCTGGTTGGAAATAATTTCTCGCGGCGGATTCGTCGAAACTCCAAGAAACCGAATGTGATACATATGACACATTCAACCCCGTGCTGGCGTATTCTTTAGCCACCTCAAATGAAATGTAGTCGGTGGTTCCGTCGTTCTGCGTTACAAAATATTGTATTGACGCAGTGTCAAAATATGGTCTCGGCGCTAAATTTAACACCCCGCCAATTTTTGAATAATCGGAAAATTGAGACCCACTTATGTACAAATTGGTGTAACCGTCGTCATATATGCGAAAAGTAGTATGTCGATTGGAATTGTCCAAAATCTTCACCGTGTTAGGACGAACCTTTTCCCCCCAGACGGACTGGTTCAATGCCAATGTAATAATTCGGTCGTTAATTTCTCTGATTTCTTTTTTTCCCGTTATTCTATCAGTTCCCCACCGCTCAACACCAAACAGTTGGATCGGGTTTCCGGCGTTTTTATAGAACATCGTGTTTGTTAAACTGTAAATGTTCCTTGCATATTTTCCAGACGGATTCATTGGCTCGGCTGAACTAGTGTAAAATGCGCTTCCACTTGGAAAGAATATGCTAGTGATTTTCTTTCCCTCGTTTATCTCAGCAATGCTATTATAATAAGTACTTGAACCATATCGATCCACTGACGCCGAGTCCAAACTCTGCACAACCCAGTTCTTGAACGTCTTAAACGGTCGAACGGTTATGTCACCGGCAGAGAATTGCTTTATCATATACAGATAAATATTCGCAATCTACAGGATTTGACTACAAACCCACGAGTCTTTTTATATGTCAATTTTTATTTTGATCAAACACTCGTTCGTGAAGTCTTTCAACAGCGGTTGACTTAACTTCGCGACAGCAACGAGGTCATTGCTCTCATTGTACAAGCCGATTGTGGTAACGTAAACCTTCGGGTCGGTGTAAAAGTCCGAAAATCTTAGCTTACCAACATCTTGAGAGTTTGATGTCTCTGTGGAATTGATAACAAACGTAGGATTATTGGAATAGTTATATTCTTGGTTCTTTACGCGAACGAAGAAATGTCTTGCAGGAATGTACTCAGTTACCCGTGCCTGTATTGGATTTGTCAGCGCACCAAGCACTATCGATTTAAATAATAATTCAGGCATTCTAGCAAACTGACCGGCCCAATCAGCCGCCGAGAAACTTAGTGACTTCCCGGCAACGCTTCCGATTAATGCGTGCAGCCTCGTCGCGTTTAATACGACAATTCCTAAATCTGGATACATTGTTCCTACCCCGGGATACAATCCTACAAAGGTAGAACCACCGGTTAAACTACCTTCGACCAAGTTGTATCTCTTCCCCCCGGTCTGTATACCCGTATTTGTACTATCGCGCGAATCGTCAATTAATCGGAGGCCGGCGCCGAGGCCGACACTGCCAGAAAGAGTTATTTCAAATTGCCCGGGATCGAGACGATCTTTAAATTTAGTATTTTTAAACGAGATAACATATATCTCTTTGGTGTCTTGATATACCTGCCCCGAACCAGAAGACGCTAGAAATGTGAATTTCTGATCGCCGGGGGTTAAAAGTAAATTTCTGTATTGATTGTAAATTGCCTTGGTAGGATACAACAAGCTTCCCTGCGACGAGGTGTCAAACGTAGAGGAACCGGACCCGTCAAAATGTCCATACGCAATCGAAAAATACAAATCCGCCGACGCGGTAGCATCTGGATTGGCGTCGTATACGTTCGTGTAATATAACCCATTGAGCGGCTCGTATTGAGACGCCGACGCTTCTGTTTGACCGCTGCTAGTAAAAAATGAAGGCCACGAAGTTTCGCCGTCGCTCCACATACCAGTCGAAACGGGCTGTGTTCTACCGGCTACTATGTCTGTTGTATCGAATTGTTTAAAAATCATATCAATAAATATTATGTTCTAACATTCACGGTCACTGGAATAGATACAGACCCGCCACTTTCATTGCCAACCACGGTTAGTGTCGTCGTCACCGTCTGCGTCAATGAAGCGTTTGGAACAAACCTGAATCTTAGTCCCAGTGCCACTTGGGCGGTGGTCGAAGATACGTCACCAATAAAAGTTGGAATTGTCGCGTTTGTGATGTTTTGCAACTGTTCACCGATAATAGTACCAACATTTTTATTGGCCAAAATGGCAGTATACCCGAGGGTTGTGTTGTAAACTGGATTCGTTGATGGCACAACTACGACCTCGCCCTTATAATCTTTGTCAACGTCGATTGAACTTTGACCTAGTGAAATGACTGGTATAGAAGTCACGCCGGATGGCAGTGTTACCAACTTATACTTCAATACTTGGGTTTCGTCGGTGAACGCTTCGAATACCGGCGTGTTCCTAATAGCTAGATCATAATACGCCGATCCCTGTGGGTGGTTTGGTTGATATAAACTATAGTCAATTTCATCGTCCGCTAATGCGAATGACGTAATGTTTAATCCGCCTCTGGCGGCTAATAGCTCTCGGCCTTTTTTTGTGAGGACCGCGTCTACGGTAATTGTTTCATTATTGATGTACGCCATATAGGTTGCTTTCTAAATAAATATATACGTTTTTACTTTTTTACTATTTTTATACCGTTTTTGTTTCAACTGGCGAGCTATTGTCGAGAAGGCCGGTCTCGACATTAACCGTAGTTTTTTTATTCTGACTTCCCTTTTTCCACTTGAAAAATCTCCCAGTGCTATCATAAGACGTTATTTCTCGATAAGAAAACTGATTTCTTTGGTGTTTGTGGTGCGTTTGGAAATATCCGTTTAGTGGGGTGGCGTTGTGCGGATAGTTTAATAGCGAAGCAGAGTAGCTGTATGATACACCCGGACCGAGGATTCCAAACAGATTTCCCACGGTTTTTTGCTTAAATTCTTGAAATATTGATCCCGTGGACATAAATGTGGAATAGTATAGCGCAGTCTGCGGCGCTCCCTGAACCGTTCCGTCAAAATATTGAATACCCGATGCCGTGTAAAAATTCCCACTGTATGTAACAGGTGAGCTTGGAATATATGATGCGACCATATACAATCCCTGAGAATTTATGGTCGCATTCGATTCGAGCACTAACGAATTTACACTACCAAAAATACTACCGGTTATAACTCCGATTAGCGAATGGCCGGTCGACGTGGCGTAACTACCAACCCCAGAGGTTGATGGGTCAAAACTTACGCTTCCTGAGAAATAGAATCTACCAGAAGTTGGTGGAGTGGTTGCCGAAGACATAGTTATCGGATATTCATAAATCGTTGGAAGTTTTGTCAAATTGACCTTATAATAAGAAGAGGTTACTGTTTGAGCCCGACCGCCGAGGTTTACTCGTTGGTCGTATTGAGAGGACGACGCCGCTGGTAATATCACGTCTCTCCAAACTTGATAAGATTTTTTAATTTTTATAACATCTGCTCTGTAATATTCGTCCTTGTAAAACGTCACTCCACCTTGGGAATATACGGCGGGACCGTACAAGTCACTGTCCGACGGAAAAAATATAGAATTTACGTCAGAGTAAATTTCTGCACCGGAATTCTTGATCGTCAGCACCGCGTCCATTGGCGCACGCATAGACCCAGCAATTTTCTCCGATACTGCTGCGTGACCCTCTCTTTGGCCAATGTTTTCCTTCTTCATTGGCTTGAATGCAATTTTTGGTCTTTCTAAAATTGACGGTTCTATTAATATACCGTCGACCAATTTGGCTCTGGCTGGGACTATTGACCTAATATACTTGAACATTGCTTTATCAAAGTAGAACCTTATCACGTTCATGAAGAATTGGTAATCTACATTACCAAACCCTTGCTCGTAATATATTTGCTTGAATGTTTCAAATTTTTTATAAGAATTTTGGTAAACATCGGCTGGATTACCAATCAAATCTCCAAGTTGGTATTCGCCGAAGAACTTGATTATTTCTTTGTTTTGTATTTCTGACGGAGAAAAGAATATCCCCAACCTGTTGGAGTCTACCGACGACAGTTGACTGGATTGCATGGAAGACCGAGTATCCGACGATAAATCTCCGACAAGTTCCTGTTCTATATAATTTATCTTGTTGCTCCTAAACTTATTTGCGCCATAGTCTGGTACGTGCATCGTGAACCTGACATCTTTTCTGCTGAATTGATACGGAAATACGGACGCATCGCTCGGACCACAAAACGTCGCTTGTTCAATCGCGGCAGCTTTTCTCGGGAAGTTGACTGCGTTAAAGGTTGAAAAGTCGTTCCGGAAAGACAGGTTGTTTAATGTCACGCCGTCTAAATCGTATAAGTCCACGGGCCGCTCGAAAGAAATTCTGAACAAATTATCTAAAATCATCTGTTGCGGAGATTCCAAGTCGTATGAACTTCTGTTCAGCGTGTGGCTCTGAAACCGGTTATTAGAAATGGGAGATTCCCAAATATTTATGTCATCGATATTACCAAAGAACGCTTCTGGGTCAATGTTTACAGACGATGTGTTTTGATTGTAATTTCCGACGTAGATGAATGAACCAGACTCGAACGCGGTATTATAACTGCCACTCAAAAACGCACTGCCGGTGGTAACAAACGTAATCCGGTCGTCTTCCGACTTCTGTAAGATCAGATCGTATTTGGTGGCGTACTCGTTATACGACGAGGTTGCGTGAAATTCCGGCGCAACATCGCCCCGGCGCAGCAGCACGTGATACGAGTTTCCGTCAAATATTGGCGCGCGGCTGGTGGCAACCGTTCGAACATTTCCAAACCCGTCGTCTATACTAAAAAAAACAATTCCCCAGTCTTTTCCTTTTTCTCTGCGGGCACCCAACGCCCACACATCGGAACAATTCACAAGTCTAAAATATTGACCTTCATCGTGTATGTTGGCAGCGTCGAACCTAAAATTAAATTCTAATGATTGTGCACTGCCGGTCCAATTAATCTGAAAATATTCCCCACTCCCGCTGAAATACGGTTCGTACTTAACTTCGTCGATGATATACAACGAGGTATCCGTCAAGTCGCTGACGTTTTGTATTCCACCATACTCTTTTATTTTTATAAGGTTGGTCGGCACCCCAAAACAAGAAATAAGCGCATTTAGCGAAGTTTCTGTTCCTTTCGTTTTGTATATCAGCGGTAAGCTGTTTAATATACGTTTCCATATTGTTTTGTTTCTGGTCTCTTCTGAGAATTGCCTGCTTTGGTTATACAGATCAGTTCCTTCGTCAAAGTCCGCCTTACAGAACGACGACAGTAGCAGGGACAAGTTTTCCTTGGACATTTCTACGTCCCAGCCCAAGGACTTCAACATATCCCCAACTACGTCAAGGGAAACTCCGCTATTTGGGGAACTGGCCGAGTCGTTCTTGTCGGTCATCTGTCGAACCGCCAACGTGAGATTGTCGAAGAAATGGCCTACCATAGCTATAAATTTGATATAGTCTTCGTTATCGGAATACGCCTCGACCAAAAATTGTGGCAAGTTGCTAACTAACGCCCCACCATTGTCTTTGTCGTAAAGCGAAGCCGTGGAGTATCCATCGACAACCTCGGCGTGCCGGGTGAACCACATTGGATTGTCATATAAGAACTTTTCATAGCCATCCATGCTCGCTTCAAGGGAATCTATCTCGCTGTTCGCGTCGGTCTTGTTTTTTTGGTAAAATTGGTCGTTTGGGTTGATTAACAATTGCGCGTCGTATTCTTGTATATCGCCGTATAACTTTTCAATGCTTGAACGCTTTACATCAAACGCCCCCAGTCTAAACGTCGCGGACGAAAAGTTTACAAAATTTTTAAATTCTCTGTAATCTATCGTATCAACGACCACGGCTTGCTTCGCGTCTAGTTTAGTTATAAGCTCGTTATACAGACTTCCGGTCTCTCGTATCAACGTTTCCATTGAGAGAGCTTCTGTTGAATTTCCCTCGTTCTCGATTTTAATGAGAAAATTTGGTCCTCGTAGTGGAAAGGTTTGAATTACTCGCTGGGAAAAATAATACAAATTTTGTACGATTGGCAAAAATCCAAAACAGTTGGTAATCCAAGCGTCGGACCCTAATATTACATCTACCGGGAGTGGAGATTCTAACTTTAGCGCCAGCCTGTCGTAAAATCTTGGATCGGTAGAAGGAATAGTTTTCTTGTTCAGAATAGAAATCGACATTCCGCTGGGCAGCGCAATGTAATGTTTGAAATACCCGGTTAAATTAGTATCAACGTTGTTCTCTATGTTCGTGATTTGCGGAAAAAATACAAAATTGTAATATATTCTTGCTAAGAAATTTACGATCTCCGGGTAAGAACTTGGTTTATTATTTGAGATCCTGTTTAATTCTTGGTCAGCAATGAAAACAAACAAGCTATAGTAATAGTTCTTTATGTCTTGAAACGTTATACCGGAAGAATAATTTTCATAAAGCAGGTTCTTAAACTGATCATATATCCCCAAAATATCATTCGTAGAATATTGCCCATTACTGCGTATACCGCCCTTTCTCACTCCGTAGTAAAGGTCGGTAATGAACGTCGTCACGTCTACATCCTGCTTAAACCCGTAATTAAACATCAGCGCCGCCGATCCGGTTGGGTCTTGTTTTTTCGCCAACAAATACAAATTGTAAAGCTCCGGTTTCGAAATTGAATATATCAACGAATCGGCAACATCGCTGACCTGTATTTGATTATTAGAAAAAATATCATATTCGATATTGATAGAACCGGTAGACCCCTTTAGTGTCTTCGGGATTAATGTAATCTCTGTTCTACTGTTAGATATAGAATCAATCAGGAGCCGCTCGTCTTTATTGCCCACCTCGTCTCGCCCAAGCTCTATGCAAACCTTGTAATTTCCGTCCGATATCCCAAGTGAATTCAAATTTCTAGAAACGTCGAAAAACAAAGATTGCGTTTCGGTACCTAAAACTAACCAGTCGGTTGTAAATGAATCGTAGTAATATTGAACTGGGCGATTGAATACATTATAATAAGAATTCGTGTGCGGCGTCCATGTACCCGGAGAATACGCAATCGAAGATGTAATAAACGTTTCGTCAAAGGTATACACCGAGAATTGAACAAAGTCTTTTTCCGATTGGCCGAACGGTATATTTTTCGCCGTGCGTCCTTCCGAGTAAAAATACAAATCTTCTTCGGTCAAAAATGAACCCACACTCAACGACGCGGTTGAAGAAATTCTGTATTTTATATCAGACATGTTCATAGTTCGTAAAATGTCGGGTCTAATTTTGTTCCAACCTTGGTCGGGTTGTATACCACGTTTTGAAGTGGGATAGTAATCGACGACGAATAAAGCTGATTGCTTGTATTTTGAATGATTAAATTGGAATATTCGTCCACGTCGGGAACTATGGAACTGCTCCTATACAAATTCTCAATGTCGGCTTGATTATATCCCGTTAGATTTGGATTTGCTTTCATCTGGAAATTTTAAATGCGGTAGGGACGGTATATGTCATTATTGAACCACTTTGCTCCGAGCGCACTTCTACTTTAAAGTATCTTTCTTGCGGCAGTCCGGTCGTATCTAACATGAAATAGTTTCCGTTAGCATCGAAACTTAATCTGGTGTAAATGTCCGGCGGCATGACGACATCATTTGTTTCCGCGTCCTTTATAGAATAAAAACTGTCTGCTGGCAAATAATAAGGAGCCAAATAATCTGACAGTTTGTTAGTAAATGTTTTTACCGGATAACGCTTTCTTGCTGTAACTTCCATTCTGATAATAGACCCGTGAATATATTCTTTTGCCATATTCTTTATGTTAACAACCGCGTCTCTGATTTGTATTGGATCGGCGCTGCCCGTGTAAAACGTCGCGTCCTCCCACGCAACGTCCAAATATGGTGAATATATTGTGTTGGTTTCCTTTGAAAAGAATCTTAATTTCCCATAATCGAGTGAACTGGATTCATCACTGTGCATCAAAATAAATCCACGGTTGGGTATTTGATTGGTGAGCCAAGCATTCACGATGGTAGTTACGTCCATTTTAACGTCCGACGACTGGTAGTTAAATCCCTGTTCACACCCATATGGACCGGGTGGTGGATAAATATAAGACGATGTTATAATATTTGGGAAAAATGAATTGGGACAGTCTGGATATGGGTTAAATACCGATATAGCAGGAATCTCATGATAACCAGTATCGTTACTTATTGATGCACTGTCAGTCCACCAAACTCCACCGCCACTACAATCGGACAGTGACCCGCTCGCCCACGGCATTAATTGACCGTCATAGAACTTCCAATTTGCCCCATCGGCAGAAGTGGCACCGTCGTATTTGTATCCCGTACCCATACTCCACGATTGAGACACCGGGTATGCGATCAACTTGTATTCTACCGGAACTTCCTTGGCCTCGCACACCTTTAAATTTAAGTAAAATTTAGGACTAGACCCGGAAACTATTCCACCGGCTGCAATGGATTGTGATACTGTTGTCAAATCAAAGTACAGCAGTGCGCGAGACAACACCGAGCCCAATGTCATGTTTGTATAGAATGCGACATACGAGCTAGAAACAACACTCGGGTCGCTTGAGTTTGGATCGTATGATGCAGACATAGACCCGGACAAAAGCTCGATGCTAGAACTTGTATATCCAACTAACGCGTCGTATGTGGTTGTACTGGAACAGCTATTTGTCGAAATTCTCTTTTCTACTTCCAAAACCTCGTCCAACCCCATATTTTTAAACATGTAAGGTGGATAATTGGTAATAAACGTGTCTTTGCTTGGATATAAAAAGTAGTGCATTTATAGTAATCTTTACCTTATAAATATAACCACCGGAAAGATATTCTACCTATATTTATGCTACTCGACCAACAATGTCCTTGGTCGGGAACCTTACTTCAAAAACTGACGGGTCAATCGACGGATATATTACTCGATCCATCGTCGCTTTGTTAATGTCATATTCGTATGGAGAGTAATCACCGTCTTTCAGCGTTAAATTCTTAACTCTGAGTGATGATACCGATTGAACTCCATCCACCTTGGCAATTTCTAATTCCAACCTGCTTAAATTAATTGGTTGGCAGAACTGAACGCCATTAATATCAAAAAATTGTTGAACCAACGTAATACAGTTGGCCAAAACCTCACGCTTATTATAGTTTTTGTACGCAACAATCGTGAAATCCACGCCTATGTTTATAATAAAACCGTTGAGTAAATTTACGCTGTCCGTCAACATTCTATACTGATTCAAATAATTCTTTAAATTCTGGCGAATGGATTCATTGGAAACTATCAGCCGTTGACTCTTATCGTAGCATAAAACGTACAAATTGATAGCGAACGGGTTGTTTTTGTCTGGGTTTGATGTATTAATCGCGCCGACGGACAAACTGCTGGTCTCTATTCCGGTTGGCATCGCTTGAACGTTGGCGATGTCCAATTGCGCGTCGGTTACTGCGTATGCTTTGGCAATGGAGCCATATTTTTGGGGCATACCATATGTTCTTACTACGTAATCTTTCTGCGTCACCGCCCGATTCTGAGATGCGAAGTTTGCCAGCGCGTTATTTCTTATTTCCTCGTTAGTTTCGGCGCCGCCGCCACCGGTGGCAGGAACCGGGTTATTGACCTTTACCGAGCTTCTGACTAGGTTGGTTAAGTTTAACTCTAGGGTCGGGAGTTCAGTCAAGTCGCCAAAAAATTCAACCCGAGAAACATTTTTAATTGAGTTCGCGTTGACGTTACTCTCAATACCTCCTCCGACCACGTATCGTATGGTTAATGTCGTGTTTCCCGGCGCTTGGCCAAAGGTTTTAGACAGCAAAAAGTTGGATGGGTCGTAAGATACATTTTCTGTTTTGAACGTAGTCACTTTTCCAACCGTGTATACGTTTGGTATTATAACTTCGTCGTCGGCAATGTTAGTCCCAGAACCAAATTCTAAAAATGTTGTATTATCGGCGTTAACACCGGAAACGAATCTTTTTGACGTTTTGATATACTTCAATAGAAACGGAACAACGTCGCGATCTGCTGACAGAGTTACGTCATTCTTAAAAATGTTTTCGTAATCGACTGGTACTAAATTCTGGGCCAAATAATCTGTTTCGTGCCAGCGATTTCCGTCGGAATCATATATATCAAATATTTCTATAATATTTTTATCTTCCAGCAAAATTTTATAAAATGGAACCGGTGTACCAACCGCCACCGTCTTTGTAAAAAATTGTCCGGAAAACGCACTTGTGCTTTTTTTCAAAACGAAAAACTCGGGTTGTCCAGATGCATTTCTTTGAAACACCGATATTTCCAGCGGGTCGTTTTTTGTATCGACCGTGAAATCCACGGGAGAATTTGTTAAAAATGTTACGCCGGAATCACTCACGGTCGACATTCCCGGTTTTATTATCTGCGCGTAGTTCAAGTCGGGTGCCATTTCTCCGCCGTCTCCCATTTTGGCGGGAACTAGTTGGTAAACATCCAGCATCGTTACGGCGGGAGATGTAACTTTGGACCTGTATCCAAGCGATCTCGCTGAGTCTATAATGTTTTTTCGCTCCTCGGAATTGATCAACATTCCTTCTTTGAATTGATAATCTATATAATAAGACAAAACGTCGCCAACATACGCGACGGTTTCAATAAACATCATCCCGGTAGAAGCGTCACTAAAATCCTTGTACGTACTCGGATAATATGTCTTTGTAAACTCGATCAGGGATTGTTTTAATTGAGAAAAATCCTTGTTTAGATATTTTATATCTTTTTTCTCTGGTTGGAATGATTTTGGTGTGTCGAATATCATATGTTATTTGTATTCATCGATAGATTCAACGTTTGAAGCCGGGTTATTCCGGCGCTGGGTACGGTAAATGTAACTGATACTTTCAGTGCATTTTTATCCGGAAGTTCATCGTCGGCAACGTCAATAGAAATTTCTTTAATGCTTACATATCCCATCCATCTAGCTATGTCTTTTCTTATGGTACTTTCGATAATTGGTTTAATATCGTCCGTATAATTTTCAAATAAAACATTCCACAGCCCAGACCCGAATTCCGGGCTCATCCGCCGTTCTCCTTTTTTTGTTCTGAGAAGCAAATTAAGGTTTGATTTTACTTGATCTAATAAATTATAGCTTTGCGCAAAATATCCCTGTTGCCCATGCGTTATGGGTAACGTAATTCCATAGGGCTGCGCGGTTGTTGCCATTTTACATTGGTCGCTTTGCCTTGGCTTTTGCGTCGATTGTCTTTAACATTTGAGAATAATCTCTGGTCATGGCGTTTGCCACCGCAGCAACGTCTCGGTTCTCGTTTAAAACTTCCTGTGGAATGGCTCTCAGCGCGTCGTGTGCAGAGGGCGCATCATCGACGGTATCTTGAGGAAGCCCGCCACGAGTTTCATTTAATATTGAGCCAAACTTCGAATTTGCAGAGAAAATATTTGGTACCTTAACTTCTGATCGTAACGGAGCATCCAGTGCAACTTGGGGCTTTCGGTAACTTGCCGGTATCGGTGCCGTTCCACTGAACGATTTAGGCGCGGCGGATTTTACCGGCGTTTCGTTGCTTACAATCTTTTCGGCCAATACTTCCATGAGAAGTTGTGGAAGTGCCTGATTAACTTCCTCCTTCACCACAGTTCTAATCATTTCTAATAGTTCTGATTTTTTCATATATACGGTTCTTTATATAAATATAATGTATTTTTGATAATTATCCCGACGGAGGGATGCCGAATGCAGTTATTTTATCATTTGTGAATGAAGTAGCACCGGAAAGTGTGTTGTTTATCGGTGTTGCCACAGCCGATAGATTCAGGTTGGCAACGCCGCCGGAAGTATTTTCTGGCGCAGCACCAGAAACACCGCCTTGTACATCACCAACTGCGGCTGATACCTTGGACTCGACATCCCCCTGTATTCCTTGTACTTGGTCTTGTAGACTAGACACGCCGGTCTGGTCCAATGCACCTTTTACAGCATCGCCGACTTGGTCTTTCAAATCTCCCACGGCCTGATCTATCATATCTTCTACCAACGACTTTAATATTGCACTCGGATTTCCAGAAGACAACGCGGAAATTATCGCAATCGCCCCACCTATCATTGCCATGTTTATTTTAAGGCCCGGTACAAATGGGGGAACTATCGTTGTGTATTTTGTAATTTTCTCGGCAATAAATTTTGGGCCAGCGCCGAGGAGAATACCGGCCTTATCTAGTCCGGGGAAACTTGGCATGTCTGGCATTTTTAAACTTGGAAGTGCGGGCAACGATGCGGCAAAATTCGGAAGAGAAACAGCCAGTCCAGTAGACCCGATTACACCGGACAGAGAAGTTGGTCCTCCAAACGCTGATGATATACCACCAATCGTTGTTGGAACGCCAAAAGTTGCAGCCGCACCAGCAAGTGTCGTGGGAGCACCAAAAGTTGCGGCAGCGCCCGCAAGTGTCGTGGGTGCGCCGCCTATCGTCGAAGAAATTCGAGAAACCGCAGCGATTGACGACAGGGAAGAACCGGCTCCGATAGATATTGAAGGAGCACTCAGAGTTGGGACGGCTATGGATGCTCCGCTTTTTGCAATCACACTCAGCGAAGTCGGTGGACTCAAAGAGACTGATGGTGCGGAGAATAGCGGAATGCTTGGCATATGTTAATCGACTCCTCCCGAGACAAACACTCTCCCACTCATGAGCGAACTCAATTGAGAACGAAGTGCGAGTAAACTAATCTGCTGTGCTTTTAATGAAAGTATTTGATCGGCCCACATGACAGATGCCGGTGGAAGTATAGGGAGCAACGTCGGACCAGTTTTGGTTGTATGTAGATGCAACTGGAGCGCGAGGAGCACTTCCAACTGAGTATTAGTGTTCAATAACATCCAGTCGCACATTGCATACATCCACGCAACGGTGCTTCTCCCCAACAACGCGGGCTCATACGTCTTTCCGTGATCTCCCAGATATATCTTGGGAGAATTTATCGTGGCCGTCTTCAATGCGGTAAGCGTCATCCTATCGACGCAAGATATAGAAATTGAGTCGTCGCTTGTCATTCCAATCTTCTTCTTAGAGAAGAAAAACATTTCGTTTGCTTTGGCCGAAAATATTAATCTGCCGCTGTTTATTATGATTTGGTCGCCGTCGAGAGTTGGTAGAGCGACCGGCGTTTTGCCTTTGACTATAGCATTACCAACGACTGGTTTGAACCCCGACACTGTTTTTCCAGAAGTTATGTGTATAGATGTACCGTCTTTATTAATATCCTCTTTTGTATATCCTTTGCCGGTTTTCCCCGGCTCGGCGTCGACCGGCGCTTGTCCGTTTCTAATTAACACCATCGGATTGCCGCCGCCACTAGAATACTCGCCCACCCCGTTGTTATTTGAGCCGATACCATCGTATGCACCGAATCTAATCGACGAACCAAATCTGGATTCTAGTATGGTGTCGCCCTCAAAATGTCTCAGGGACCGTATCTTCGAATTAAACTTAAAGTAATTTCCAAGAACTCCTTCGTAGTTTGGGCCACCACCGACGTTTATTTTAGAAACTGGTCCGGGGTATTCTCCGTCGGCACTATACGTATTGATATTTTTGTCAACCTTTCCCGCGACCCGCTCGGCAATAAAATGCGCGGTAGAATTGGCAACGGCGTTTGTATTCAACTTCTTAGAATAAAAATATTTTCCCAAATATTTTCCAATGATAACAATCTCGTTCATCAGCGGATATTCGACGATACCGGTTTTCTCTATAGGAAATGCCCACGATAAAGTTTCTTTTTCTTGATTTTTTTGGCTGTGAAGAAACCTAAATCTAATGCACCCGATTAAACCATAATTTTTCTCCTGTGCAGATGGCTCAGAACCATCTATATTTGGAGGCCATATATCCGGGCTCACCGTGGACGATTGAACCTCCGGGTGATTTTCATCTAAGATTACGTCCAGAACCACCGCTTCTTCCAGTTCGTAAAAATATACCGTATCCGGCTTTCGCTCAATTACGAACCTCCTTGAAGCAAGCATGTCATCTTGCTTCAAATTTAAATCACTACGTCTGTCTGTGGTTTGATGCATCGGAATTAGCCGTTTTCTTTGTCTACTACTTGTATTGCGTCCTTAGCTGTCGCCGGAATCTTCTGACCGGTATTTTCTTCTATTGCCGTCATCAACTGTTTTTTCTCGTCGTCTGTTAGAATAACGCTACCATCTCCATCTACCGTTTTTCCCACCATCAACCGCTGAACAATCGCGGCGAGCTTAATTAATTGTTCGTCGTTTCTTACCCCGACTTCGAAATATTTTTCCAATAATGGAACAACCATGACCGCATTCTCGATGGTTTTAATCATATCTTTTAAATCGATAATCAAAATATCTAGCGCATTTTTCTTTTCTTCGGAGTTTTTAACTATGTCTTTGCACAAGTCCGAGAAGTTTTTGCCTTTAAATATTTCGTAGTCGTTTTCCATAGTTATAAATAGGCGTTATAATATATATTTAAATCCTAGTCCCGGCAATATTGCCACAATTTAAATACTCTTCGGTTATGGTGTGTTGGGTAGCTTTCATTTTATTGATTACTTTAGTAATATTCTGTGTATGGCAGTCGGCTATCTCTCGTATATACAAATACAGAGCCTTTTTATTGAATACGTCAATTCTGTCGGCGTTTCTGAATATTTCCACCACGGCATTCGCAATTCTTAGGTCGCGTTCTTTTGTAAATAACTTTCCAATATTTTTATCCCAATACTCAACCATCAGTTTGATAAATTCTCGTGTCTCACTTTCTTGTTTTCGGTGTTCTGGTTCAACAACGAACTCACCGGCCTCCCCGGCAGATTCACAAATTTCTACGTGCTTCTTAAATCGTTTGTATGTCGTATTGTTGTCTAGAATAAACCAATTCTTAGCGACGATGCTAAAATAGCTGTATGCTCTACCTTTGGGTTTATCGTACTTGTCGATATTTGCCACCATGTGAGATATTGCTTGTTTTTGTATTTCCAATGGACTCATATCAGCATAACTAAATTTGAATGTATTGTAAACATTTTCTGCAATTTTGAAAAATGCCGGTTGAATTTTTTCGTTGTATATTTTATCCTTCTCTTTAAAATCTGTTGATATATTATACGCAACAATTGCATCTTCGGTCTCCGATGTAAAATACATGTTGGAGACCTTTGGTGGTGCAGCAAGATCGTTGGTCTTGTTTTTCGCTCCTTTTGGCCTCCCCCTCGGTCGTTTTAATGCTTCTACCACCGTGGTATTTGGAACTTTAATTAGAGTCTTTACTCGGTTGATTTTCCTAGTGCTATTATTTATTATTTTTTTAACATCGAGTTGTTTTTTAATAATATTTGATTTTCTAGGTCTGCCTCTAAGTTTCTTTTTCTTCATATGTTATTTGATCTTGTCGTCAAACTCTTTTATAATCCTAAGTATTTCTGAGAACACGAAGCCCACGTCGTCGTCCTTCTCAAACAATCCCTTTTCATCCACCGTGCTCGCGAACAACCCGGTCTTGTCTACGTCCGTGAGACGGGTATGCACCTCACCTATCTCAGCGCGAAAATGACTCAGCCATTCTTCGTATACTTCTATTTTCTTTATCATGTTGTAGCACGCGTAGGCAAGCCCAGTCGTGCACACAAAAAACAATACTGTCAATATAATCCAGATCATAATTATTCTTCGTCAGGGGTTTCTTCCGACTCATGTCCCAGTTCTTCTTTTAAAATGAGCAGCGCGTCCTCAACGGACGGCCAGCTACGAGAGTCCAAGGCATGTTCCAACAATTCTACAGCCTCTTCTAAATTATCGGGATCGACGTTTTTCATTTAATTTTCCACCCTTCGTTCAATAAATGCAATGCCTTCTTATACTTTATATATTGCATTTCACCATCTTTTTCTACCATCACCTTGTCATTTCTGCCGTGTTTAACGGTCCGGAGTGGAGTTTCTACGAATCTGACTCCATCATCGATCATCAACACGCCACGTAAATGATCTATTTCGTGTTGTACGCAGACGGACTCTAAAACTCCATAGTCTTTGGCAATTGAGTCTTGTGTAAGCGGATCGGCGGTGGGACCAAACGGTAATACATTCGCGTGGTTGAGAGTCGACACTTGAATTTTCAGGCTTCGAACTGTTTTTGTTTGTTTCCCGGGCAAACTTACACACCCCTCTACATATACTATTTTTTCGTTGCTCTCCTCCGATATTACTGGATTCATCAATATAATCGGGGGCATGTCTTTTTTAACCCTTATTACCGATACACTTTTTTGTATTCCTATTTGATTGGCGGAAAGGCCGAGGCCGAATTTTAATTCGTCTAAAGCCTGTATTAACTTATTTGCTATTTCTTGGCCTTCTTCGACAGAAGTGACCGGTTCGGTCTTTTTGTGCAAGAAATCTTTATTCTTAACAATTTTGTAACTCATATTTTATGTGATAATTGAATCATCAATTGCACATATATATATTTAATTTTACATTTGTCAATATATAATAAAGATTATCTCGTTGGTGCGTTGTATACTTCGCTTGGTCGCATGTACGGTAATTGCCGTGGGGGTTCGGGAAGAATTGTTTTTATATCAACTTTGGCCGGTGGTGGGGTTGGATCAGCCGGGGTCGATTGAACGATTGCCACTTCGACCGGAGGCGGCACGTCGGGAGCGGGGGCGGGTGGCACCGGAATTTCCGGTGCCAAAACCGCTGCCTCGTATTTCACTTCCTCAACTACCGGTGTTATTACAGACGTGGGCACGGCTACTTCCTCAACTACCGGTGTTATTACAGACGTGGGCACAGCTATTTCGACCGGGATAGTCGGTACAGGCAAAACCTCGATGGGCTTCAAAGGCAATGGCCCGTCCTTCTTGTCACCATACAACACAATGTTATAGGCAAGGATCAGACTCAGCGCGAGGGGGTCAAACACGACGATAATGACGATTATAAACCATTTGACTGTGGTTTGCATGTCCAGTCCCAACGCGTCTGCTACGAATTTAAACGTGATTATATCCTTTGTTTTTCCCGTCTGAACCTTTGATTCTAATATTTGTTTATCGGCGTTACTAAGCTCGGTTACGGTATCCGAATATTTCTTCTTTTCCTCTGTTAAATCGGCGTCAGTCCGCTTTATTAAGTCTATATTCTGTTCTTGTACTTGTCTAAGTGCGGTGGGATTCCTCGATAACACGGGATTTCCAAGTGCCTCGTTCAGCCGTTTTTCTTGGTCAGTTCGTATGCTTAACATCAAGTCAATTCGCTGTTTAGCTAAATCTGCTTGAGTTTGCACCAATTTTCTTTGTTCAACGAGCGCGGTAGTCCGTTGTTGTGAAATTTCATATTCTATCGCGGACGCCTGATATGCTGACGTTAACCATCCAAAAATACCCATAGACGTTATAGCCATGAGCACAAAGACGGCCACGCACAAATATACACGCAGCCAATTAGCAATTTTCTTCCAATATCTATATAAAAAGGAAGTGGCAACTATTTTACCTGCTTCCAAGGAAGTGGCCATAATTACCGTTGATATATACGCACCAGAAAACAACATACCAATTCCGGCGATGCTAAAGAAAGCAGCAATCGCCGCCACAAAGAGTGCGGAAATCCCGAGTATGTATTGAAATAAATTCTCTTTAATGTTCATTTCAATATAAATATAAAACAGCCCCCGATTTCGGGGGCTGAGTTAGGGACTGTTCTTGATTGAACGTCCTCCACCAGTTTCGGGGATTTAATGAGGCCGAAACATCCTCGTTTAGAAGACTCCACGATACATAAATCCGGAGTCTTGTCAAGAAGTTTATACTTTTTCGCGCTTGTAAATGTCGTTTTCCGCGTTGCAGGCCAAGTAATCGGCAACGTGAATGATGCGTGGAAGATTGGTTTTTAGTCCCTTTTCTGGGTCGTACGTCTTGAGATAAAACTCGGCAGCTTCGTCGTAAAGTCCGTCTGCCAACTTAATTGCTAATACTTCCTTCCAAGTCAACACGATCCCAAACCGTTGTAAATTGTATAGCGCCCTATCCGCGACTTTCCAGAATTGAGCCTTTGTGTTGTGTTTGAAAATCAATCCCTGCTTGTCGATAGACCACTGCTCCGTGTTAGGGAGATAATATGCACCAGTCTCATCCCCCAACTTACCAAGATCGTGGTGCAGCGCGGCCATGATGCGTTCTTCCTCGGTGTAATCAATTTCGCCCTTGATTGTGGTATAAACTTTTTGAACTCCCCGGCTTGCCAACTCAACATCCATCACGTGTTGAAGGTATCCACCTGTATGGGCATAGTGATATGTCTTTTTCCCAGACGCGGGGGCGGTAGCCAACTGTAACCCAAGGTTTTCCTCGGCATACATCGTTAGCAATCCCTTCAAGCGTTCACCGGAGAACTTTTCATTTAAAAATTCAAGAAAATATTCATAGTTTTCCTGAACTTGCTTTTCTGTCAAATCTAATTCATTGTTTAACTTTTTATTCATAAGAATTCGTCCCAACACACTACACGTGTTACGGGGTTTGTCAACTTATAAAAACTTAAACTTCTTTACGAATGGCCCGGTCGTAATGATGAACTCGATTGTGATTGACCAAACTCGACATAAGAACCGCCGACCGCAATCGCCCTTTCATAGACAATTGGAATGCTGCGCTCATCATTGTCTGCTCAAATGGACTAGCATAAACAGTTTCTAAAAATATCTTCCAGTTCCCTGCTCTTGACACGCAACTAGGCCAGTTGCTGTAATATACCTGCCCGATCAAATAACTCAACCCATCAATACATCCTGACTCTTTCCATTTCATTCTACATTTACCGTCCGGAAAGTATTTATTTTTAACTGCCTGTGGAACATTGTGCCAACTCCACTGCTTGTGATGATCCCCAAAAAACTCAGAAAATGAAATCTTCAAGAAATCTAATTTTTCTTCCTCGACAATTTTAATGCATTTGTCCAACCAATTGTCGCAATGCATGTTCAATCCATTCTTACATAGCTTGTTTTCTGGTTCCATTAACATATCGTCCTCGAACCAAAGAATGTATTTTCCTTTGTTATCATGAAAGTGTTGCGCGGCCCACTGCCTAGCCCCACACACCCCAAGATTGCCTTTTCTAATCACCGTGAAACCATACTTTTTAGCAATCTCGTCAAACTTGGGGAAAACCGTTTCATCGACGCTGTTGTCAATCAAGAATTTTGTAGTTTGAGACAATAGCTCCGGATTAGATTTTTCGAATGAATCCAACAGCATTTGAAGCTGTTGAGGATAGTTAAAACATGTAATGTATAAGTAAACGCCCTTGCCCTCTTTATTCATCGCGACTTCTTCTTCACTCTGAAAGTATTCCGCACCTTCTGGTACGTCGCTCTTAGAAATTAATACTTCTTTCTTCGGGATTGGCATCTTCTTTACCCGCTCAAAGAACGTAGAAATAAATCCATTGCCGTCAATCATCTCTATGTTCGTAAGCTCTGGATTCAAATATGTAATAAGGCTGAACACACTTTCTTCCGTGCCCATATAACCAGCATTCAATGTTTCATTCAACAGGCTATAATATACAGTATTGACCTGAGATATTGCCTTTTTACTTCCCCCGAAAAATCCGCCTCTAGCAACCCGATTGACTTTCGCGTTGGCGTATTTGTTCATCGCATCCGCCGTGAATCCATGTATTTCCGCGTTAGATTCGTACGGGTAGCAAACAAACAAGAATTTTTGTAATAGTGGGTCCAGTCGCTCTATTACTTTGTCGTGACTAAAATATCCCGGATGCACTGTCTGCGTCAATCCGGCGTCTATCCAACAAAAATTGTCAGTATCAAACGGATTAAAAATTGACGCGTCGTGAAGCATAAACATCTTGCTCATGACGAGTGGATTATATAAATCCAAGCGAGCCTGTGTGGATTCAGCGAGCCACCCTGCCTGATTATACCATTCCGGTTTTTGTCTTATTTCATTTACCTTGTTATAAAATGGAAACCACGTTTTAAATTCTTCGGCGGTTCTGAATCGAATGTCTGTGCCGACCGATCCTTCCCGCGCTTTTAACACAAACTGTTCATGCTCCTTGTCTACGTAAACCAGCATTGGAGTATCCTTGCACGCCTTTAGTAGCCGCTCAAAATGCATGAGATATTGAGAAAATGGACGCTTGAATCCGGTGTCCAATTCTCCGCGCTTCAAATCAAATAAGCCGGTGACTAGTGTAGTGCTATGCATAGATTGTGATGTACTTATAATATTTTTAACTTCTTCTACCTTAATTACTTCGATTTTTTCGTGTTCTGCGTTTTCTGTGCCTTTTGTAATAGACCACAGTTGCTCGCAATGCTTCTTTGGATTAATTTTTATATTCCTCGATTCGAAGAAATTTTTTACGGCGGTTTCTACTCCCGGTAGGTCTGCTCTCCCATAATCGTGAAATAACACAATTCCACCGTTAACTACCCGGTCATAAATTTTTATTAAGCTGTCGTAAATAGAATCATAGAAATCTCCGTCCAAAAAGGCGAAACAAATTTGCTGTGGAAGCTTGTCGTCTGGTATATCCTTGAACCACCCTTTACAAATGATCGGGGGTTCTAGTCCGTTTCTTTGGAAATTTTTGACGAGCACATCTTCTGTAGTATTCAATGTACCCGGCTTCCACCCACAATTTTTTTCGCAATCATGTAGCGGGGGCAATCCCTCGAACGAGTCATACACATGTAGTCGCTTATCTGATTTGGTTATGTCGAGCGTCCGACGTAATATTTTACTGGATTCTCCAACATAACAACCAAGCTCTACTACCTCGCCGTCTACGTTTTTACTTAATACCGCGTCTAACGCAAGTGATAATTCTCGTTTTTGTTCGTAACTTATAATGCTTCCGTCGACGGGAAGATCTTTTTGTCGCATTACTAGATCGGCATTTGTCATAATTTTATTCTGCAAGTCCAGACCACATTTTCGAATTTCTGCTTGCTATAATATAGAAGACTATTTTCGCCCGCGCTCTGTTCTATGTCACCTGCGGTAATCTCACACCAGTTCCAACGCGTTCCTTTTATTGTAGAGTTGAATACTTCTACCGACTCGGCATAATCGTGTGCCATGATAATGTCTCCCGATTTAATGTGCTTGGAAAGTAATCTAAACTCTCTAATTTTGTCTCCACCATCGCATAACACAACCGTGAGTCCCGGCGATTTTATATATTCCACTACTTCTGGAAAACATTCCGAGTAGTCGGCGTTAAATATATTCTCCACACGCACGTCGACGCCCTCCGCTATAATATCTTTATACCAATTCATTCTGTGAATGTCATAAGAACGTATATCAGTATTCAATTGTAAATCGCTTGTACACCGCTTTAAAAATTGAGTGAACCCACCAAGTGCCGTGCCAATTTCCAATATTCTCGCCGGTTTCGTGTCCTGTATAAAGTCGTAGAACACCTGATAAACATCGTGATGTTGTTGCGCAGCTAGCCCGAAAACGGACGATAGACCGTCGTTTTGGTCCAAGTTTACTTGCTTTGTAATTTCTATGTTCATAGCCATTTGTCAATTTCTAAAAGTTTTAGCGTGTGGTTAACACACCCGACCATTTTAACGTGCTTGTTATAATAGTCCAGTGCATTATTAGCGATAAAATTCAAATAGTCAATATCATTCCGTACTTCTAGAAACCTCGCCTCAATCAACGGTGCATGTTCTGGTCGTAAATCCCGGTCGTTTGGAGCATCGGGTGGCCGCGGCACGGAAATGTAATGGAAGTCAGGAACCAATGGTTCTGCCATTTCGCTATTATATTCAAAGCGTATGTATGGAACGCCCATTGCCATGTATTCTATGTCCCGATAGCAAAACTCTCCCCTGCCTGCGATGGAAAATCCCAGTCGGTAATTCAATAACTCGTCGGTATATGATTCAAATCCGCCGATTGGCCCACCACCGGTAAACAACTCCGGATTAAATCCCGCTACAATCCGACGACATTCCAGAGACGAGCCTCTAAAATAAAATTTTTGGTTGATAGTACCGAGTATCGTTTTGTTGTGCCGCCGATTTTCTATTGCGTCAAAATCATAATCGTTCGTTGGAAAGTAAACCCACGGACAAATTTTTTTCTGGTCGTTTTCGTCCGGTAAATGCGAGTGTATTTTTTTACGATCAAACTGGGCAACCAGAGTCTTGGTTAAAAGCGGATTTCCCTTGAAATTCAATATGGCCCCGGTCAAGTCGTCCGACGCAGATAATACCTTGATTTCTTTTGTTTCATAGTTTTCTATGATCATTTCACATTCCAATAGTTGGATATTGGTATCGTTATATCGCGTGGCGTTATGTAACAACAACGTCGGAGAATATCCTTGATTGGCGTACTTATAGTAACCACACTCCATCACGTCGAAGCTTTCTCTAAGTTTCGCCGTAATTGCGTCAAATACTAAATTATAGTATCTGTAACGTCTACTCTCAAAGTTTTTGGGTTGATGTATTACTAGGCGAGTCATGTGCAAGTATTTTGTTTAATGGATTAAGTTCGTTAAAATATCGCCGCTTTATTTTTAAAGCTTCCGGGAGCATTTCGCCGTAAAGTCTGTCGGCATTGTCGTTTATATAATTCAATTGGGAAACTATCTTGGTGTGATCTGTCAAATTGTCCAGTAAAATATAACCATTCTCCGGAAAAAGAGTTTTTATATTTTTACAACCAAAGTATATCGGTATGCTATTCGTCAATATTGGATCAAAAAACTTTTCGGAAACGTAGTAATTTTCATTTGAGTTTTCAACCGTCAGCGTGAATTTATAGGGTAATAATGCGTCGAACTTACGCAACGCGTAGCTTTTTATATTGGCACCGTTTAATTGCCAGCCACCGAAAAAATCTATAAAGTTGAGGTGATGAATGTTTCTAACAAGGCCGCATCTATGCTGATACATACACCCACCGGAGAAACTGGTCCAATCGTCACCGCGACTAGAGATCGTAGAACACATGTTCATCGTCTTTTTTGGTGCAATGTTCTTTATGTTATTATACTTCCAGTCGTCCCACCCTTCTCCGTCCGGGCCAATGCCACCGTAAAACATATGGGCAAACGTTTCGACAAACTTACAATCCCCGCCATAATTAGTACGATCAAATCCATACACAGTCAGGTTAGGCATACCATTAAAATGCTTTTGATGCGTACCGGTCCATGTTGGCTCCTGTGGGAACAGATATGCGTTGGCCGTTGGTTTAATTGGCTCCGAGACGTAACCAAAGAATACGATGATGTCGTAACTGTCGTCGTGCACTATCCGATAATCGAACAAGTCGCTGGATTCCGTGAGGAATTGGTCCAGTACCCGGCGCGTTAGCTTTTTAGAATCCGACCACCAGCTACATGTAAACTTAATGTTTTTCATACTTCCACGTGAATATATCTCGCTTCGTCGTCAACTTTTAAATCGACCGACCACTCGGTTCTACAATTCGGACCCTCCAGTGTGATAGGAAAGTAAATTTTATCTGCGTTGGACAAGAACGCTGCCCAAAATGCATAGGTACCTTGTGCGCATACTAATGTTTTGTGTTCTGTGATCGCTTTCATCATATCTAATACAGTAAGGTCAATTACTTCCGTGTTATATAAAGCTTTTAACTTCTCGACTATCGTTTTGTGTTTATCGTATGTATCGTAACTTAAATATAATTTATCAAATGACAATTTCTTTATTACGTCCAAATAATATTCATCCGGCAAGGCGAACTTTGGATCGACGTTCGGGTGTCTAAACATAACCAACACGGTGTTTTCTTTTTGCGTCGGAGACACAAGATCAGAATACATTTCTTTGATCATTCTTTTGTGTGCCTTTATATATCCATACTTTAAAAAATACCCATCAATTGCGACGTGGCTATCTCGACAATTTTCAAGCGTCTTTGTTAATCCTATGTTGTATACCGAGCGATCTGACACATATGTACTTGGGGACATTATAGTTCTTTTTGAAGTTACGTCCCCGTACGGGAAGGATTTAATCACGTTGCCGCGCTCAACAAACGAGTTTACCGGCACTGATATATTTAAGTCAAGCTCGTCGGAGAGAATCCTCGCGAGGGCATACGTGAATAGTTTATTTCCCAGTCCGCGCCCGGATGATGCAAAGTTGTTAAGTATTTCTATCACGTTAGTATTTTACCTTTTCCCAGTTATTGTAATTGAAGCGCACTTTGAAGTCGTCGCCGTGGGCATTTCCGAAATCGCCCATCTTGTATCCGGCGATTTTAGCCGAAACCCCGATTTCAAATGCCTCCATATCCCAAGTAACAAGGGGAATCGTTTGTTTTTCAAACTTTTCGTTGAATTTTTTAAATGTCGCCGCCATCTTGGCAAGTTTTTCGCTATTTTTTATGAATAGTACATGCTCGCTTGGCAAGCAGGCATCCATCCACTCGAACGGGCCGCTCTCGCTGGATACATTGTAGAAAATAAACTTGGCGCTAAATAAATTTGTGACTAAATATGGATTGGGTTCCCCAGCAGCTTTCTTTGCCTCCCACTCCTTTATTTTACGTTCGTGGTCCAATAATTCCCCCGACAACACCGCGTTGGTTCTGGTTCCAATTATATCAAACCCGGCAGACACCCACGCATCAGCTAATGCATCAATTTTGTCGGTATTCACTGTTTCACAGATACCCGCGTCACAGTCCATGTACCACAGCCAGTCATATTTGGCCGGAACGTCGCGCATCGTCTTATACTTCAACATTTGGTTGAATGGTCCAACCATGATGCGCTCGCCAACTAGTAAGTCCTCGGTAATTGTTACCCGGGCTGGAAAGGCAGCGACAACATCCTCGAATTGATGCGCCTCGTTCGTTATTAATCTGTAATCGTACGGGGTTTTCGACATCACGTCTGCTATCTGACGCTTGGCGAATTTTATATAAATTTCTGCTCCCGGTTTTGACCGGTTTACGAAACAAATTGCACTGACAAGTATGTTTAATTTTTTCATTGTAAGAAAAGTTTATCAAATTTTCCCATTATAATCTCCGGGGAATAGTTATCATACGCTTTGTAATAATCATCCCTGATGGCGTATTTTTTTAAGTTATTAAGAATGTCAAGTATACATTCATACCCACGGTAATAGATTCCACGCTCTCCCAATATTTCTATATGAGAACGTTCTCCCGAATCGGCGTATGTAACAATCGGTTTGTTCTCAATAGCAAACTCGCCAACGGCTTTTCCGAATGTTTCTCCACCGCCTCTAGCATGAATCATCGCGTCGCACGCGCGAATGAACGCGGCTTTCTCCCTCATGTCGTATGTTCCCGGTAAGTGTATAATATTTGGGTGTGAGTCAGAAAACGTGTTTACATTCATGAAAAGAAACACTATATCATCTCGTTTTTTAACTGTTTCTGCTATCGCCTCATGCACGTCTCGGATATTAAACTCGGTTGCTCCGCCATAATAACCAAAGACTGTCTTCGATTTTGATATACCAAGTTTTTCTCTCAAGTCATACGCGCTCTCTGGTAACTTTTCCACCATGTGTGGAACCGAATGAGTGGTCGGGTCGTGTCCTTGATCCCTCGCCAACCAGTCGGATACATATTTGTACCTGTGGCCGTGTGGTTCGTTGCTTCGAAAAACTACATGAATCAACGATGGAAAATTGCCCAAACAAATGCCGTCCGATTTTCCGCCCGACTTTATGATGTAGAGCTTCTCTGCTCCACTAGAAACCAAAAATTTTTCGTAATCACAGAAATGCATTAAATGAACGTCGGCAAACCTCTGCTTAAACTTGGGCAGCGCCGACAGATCGCCGCCCGGAGACGACAATATAATACTTTTATTTCCCAGTATTCGCTCATTGTAATCGGCGTACTCATACATTGCAATGGTCGTTCCACGCAAGCATAAATTATTGTCGTGAAATGCTATAGTTTTCACAAGTTTCCGGTCACCCTCTCGCCCCAACCTTTACTTGCGCTGTTAGGCCAGACGACCCAATGGTGCGGTCGCTCCGAAGTTTCGAATGTTCGCCACAACTTTACGTACTTATCGCCGCTCGGGTCGCGAGCTTCGCGCAATAGTCTCGCGCACTCTTCGGTGTTGGCATCTTGCCGGTACAACAGCGAATTGTCTTCTCGCTCAAACGTGACGCACCAAAAATGATAATCGTCCAGTTTCAATTTGTCCAGAGATAAATCTATGCAGTGTTTGAATACTCTCAGGAATGAATTCTCCCACGCGTCGGCAGTTTCGTATTTTTGATGTAATGTGTTTGGTGGATACTTTTTGTCCAGCGTCGATTGCTGAATCGCCCGCTTACCAAAATGAAGGCCGGCGTACGCTTCATAATCTCGCAGCGTTCTTTCTGTCCCAAACCCATATTGTCCCCACGAAATATTATTATAGCTTTCTCCATCCATAGAAAATAAGCGTCGATTGCGCTTGTGGCTATCTGAGTTTCGCTCACCCCAATCTTTTTTGTCGGGAGTAATATTTTTATTGTTTCCGTTATGATCGTCCCAATGTTTAGTCCTGCCTTTGCGCGTGTATTCATGCCACGCTACGACTCTGTGTGGATGAAACAAATCATATCCATGCGTAAAAGCCCGGGCGGCGATGCTTATTTCTTCCCCGTGAAAATAATATTCCGGGTCGTGTGGAACTTCTTTACAGAACTGCCCACCAGTAAAACAGAAGTGTGCCGAATAAAATCTCGATGCTACCGGCTCAGTTCTTTCTTTCCAATCGTCTATACTTGCCGGTAAAAAGAACACCGCACCTTCTGGTATAAACCGATCAAAATCCATTCTCCACGGCGTCTGAATTCGCGCACCCGGATCGTTGTCTGGGTCGAATGATGGAATATAACCGGTAAGTAATGGTTTAGCGTGACCCTTCGCCTGTAGTTGCTTATACATTCCGATTACAACCTCGTCCCAATCTTTCACAAATCTGTGATGAGAATCTAATTGAAATGTGTATTCTTCGCCATCATATCGCTGTTGAATTTGATTCCTCGCCCAACACGCTCCCTTGCTTTCGAAATATGGAATGTCAATGATTTTAACATTCGGCAAATCTTTTATTTCGTCGATCTTTTCTTCTGGGCCGTGCTGCCACGCGATGCAAAAAACAAGATTCTCTGGATTTTTTGCATTGGCAATACAGTCTTTTATTGTTGGTACTAGCTGTGGATCGCGATACGCTGCAATTTGGATAAAAATTTTATTATTACTCATATAACCATTAGTTTATTACTTTCTTGTATATATACAAGTTATAATAAATAATTTTATCACTTTTTTAACATTGATATATTGTTTGGTCCGCCGTGCCCGCCAATAGGCTAACAAACCTGCCACAATGATCTGGGACCACGGTGCCACCCAGCACGCCGGTGCCATAATATGTCTGGATGTTCCCCGCGGAATCATAATATGTAAAACTAGACGTTCCGGTGGTTCCGCTGTACTTCGCGGTGATAATATAAGTATTTAGAGAATAATTTGCGGTGAATTGATTCGTGGAGTCCACCGAGAGAGTTACTTCCGTCGTCGCGCTCGTCGGAGTCGTGGGAACAGAGTTGCTATATGACCAACTAACAAACGTCGAATCGGTTGGGTTCGCGGTTATAGTAATAACTTCTCCCATTTTTGCGTAACCAGACGTGAGCCCGCTTGGGCCATACGGAGATCCACCCACCACCGGGTTTGCTGCAACTTGCCACTGAACGTCTCGCCAGCCAACCACAACACTGGCTGTGTGATCGGAGTGCATTGGCACTGTCGTGGTGATGAGAGTGTTCGATGTACCAAATAAAACTCCGTCTTTATATAAGGACGCGCTCGAATTTAAATTTGGCAGGACGTACAATGTCACCACGGTGCCAGACGCGTATACCCCACCCGGTGGACTCAGCACGATGGAACTGCTCGGAACTTCTCCCGACGGACCATAAGAAGCAACCGACGACGTAGTGTATAATGTATAATATGTTATTGGCGTGGGGGTTGGTGTAGGAATCCACCCAATCGTTGTAGTAACCGTTGGAGTAACGGTGAGAGTTGGTGTAATCGACGGCGTAGTGGTGTGTGTTGGAGTGATGCTTGGGGTTGGCGTTACCGTGGGAGTTTTTGTCGGCGTGTTCGTTTTGGTTGGCGTCACGGTCGGCGTGTTCGTTATGGTTGGCGTCACGGTCGGCGTTAAATACGGGGTCACCGATGGTGTGGGAGTAACCTCAAAAGACGAAGACCCAACAATAGTCCATCCAACATTCAGTGTGTCTGCGCTAATTTTTATGAAAGCCGCGCCAATGTCCGATGACATTCTTTCACCAACGACTCCGAAAACTCCTCGATTCGGATTGCCGTGAATTGGGATTGAATCATACGCCATAATCTTTGTTCAAACTTAATTTCTGACATATCCTTCAAAACTGAATGTGCATGGATATGCACTTCCACTAAAATTGACGTAAATACTTCTGTCTGGATGTGCAATCCCGAGTGATATAAGCGCCAGCGGATTTACGCCATAGGAGGCACTGGTGTATGGTACCCTATTATCAACCCAAGAACCAGTTCCACTACCTGAGATCGGGGCAAAAGACCCAGAAGTTCCTATAGAAAGTAGTGGTTTGTAATCGGACTCTACTACGCACGAAGTTAAAATATACTTTTCTGGTAAAACGTTGCGCTTTGAAGCATCCGTCCCGTCTCCGCCGAGATAGCCAGAACTGTCAACCCTAAAATTTAAGTTGAAGTTTTTGTTGGGGTTGGTCGCACTGGCACCAACCGTCGGTAGTAGTAAATGGTACCCACCCACCGAATCCAGCCACTGGCTCGGGCCGGGATTTAAATTGTCGGAAGTATACGACGCAATAATATCGGGGTGATTTCGGTTCGACCCGCCGTAAAATAATTGCGAAACAGCCGTCTCGGTTAGAGGTCCGCTGAAAACTTGTGCTTCATAAATTACGCATTCTATGTTTTGTCCCACGTTTCGTCCATTCCCCATGCCAATATAGCTGTTACTAATTGACCCTACGAGGGATGCGGTGACGACGTAATCTCCGTTGGCAATTAACTTGTAGACCCCGGCACCCAAGTCTTTAACCAGCGCGGCGGCAAACGTTTGGTCCGCGTGATCGAGAAAAAAGTTATTAATTCTGGCGACTTCACTCTCGTTTGTACCGTCGTCGTAAAAATATGCAATCAAGTCCAAGTTTGATATTCCGATGTACGCACACTCGCCGCCGCCATTTATATCTGTTGGATCGGCCCCAACCCCAAATATTGCTCGCCTGCTTGAGTTTTGCGTTATATCGGAAGGAACGAACCCACGAACGTACAATGTAAAACTAGAACCCAACGCGGGGAACTCGCCATAACAATATTTTTTTAAATCTCCAGTCGGCGAGGTTGCTTGACTAAAATACAGCCCATTTGAAGTCTGTGATCCCTGATATGGGAACGACAAGTTCGCCAAGGATGAACTGATAAAATAGCCGCCCAGTTCCTGCGCCAGAATCGCTTTTGTTTCCCCGGACGGACCAGATTCTAATGCACTTACATCGATGATCGGAATTAAGTCTCCCGGCGCGACTTCGGCAGATAGGAGCTTTCGTAGTTGGGTTGTTCTTTGATTTGACATAATAATGAATCGTTTGATTATAAATATCAATCCCTAGCCAAAAATATATACCATTTTATATTTTCTTGGATTACTTATTATATCAGTTGAATCCGTTGATCTTTTTAGCGATGTACTTTACAAGCTCACTGCGTAGAATATCATCGGTAGTGAATTCAAACGTGTATATACCGTGTTTCTTGCTGTCGTCGTCGTTGAACATGTTGTAAATATCCTTAAACCCGGACCGCGGGCCTATGTCTGCTTGCTGCGGGTCGCCACAAACAAACACTTTACTGAATTCGCCAGTTCGAGTCATCATTGTTACTATTTCCCGCTTGGTGCAGTTTTGCATCTCGTCGCCGATAACAGCCTTGGCATTCCAGTTTAAGCCTCTCAAATATCCAATAGGCAACCCTTCCACTCGGTTATCTTTTATTAAGAATTGAATGTCTTCCTTGGAAAGAAATTCGTCAAGTTTGTCAATCAACGGACGCTTGAACGGGGAAAGCTTATCGTCGGCTTCACCGGGCAATGTTCCCATTTTTACGTCGGCACTTTCAACCACGCTGCGAACGTATAATATGTCACTGATTTTTTTCTCGTTCATCAGCATCAGCGACGCCAATACAGCCAAGTATGTTTTCGTAGTTCCGGCTGGGCCGGTAACCAGTAACAATTTGACGTTTTTATCCATCGCAAGATCGATGAACGCGTTTTGTTTTTCGGTCAATTCCCGCCGAGTAATACGCAGGAAGTGATCTATTTTATGTCGCTGTGGTACTATCGGGCTTCTATCGACCGGTCTGGTATCGGTCGGTTCAGCGAATCTTGTCTTTTTATTTTTTAAACGTTTGGTCTTTGACATATTTATTGTTTATTTTTTTGTATCCAAAAAAGTAACTGAACTTGTCTACTTTTTCTATTACTCTTTTGGCTTTTCCGCACACTTCAAAATGTTCATTGCTCAAGCTAAAATCAAAAATATTTTCTAGATTTTCTTTAAAATCTTTGCGGTTAATCAGTACTACGAATTTAGAACCTTTGAAACTGAATACTTCAACTGCCGCCATTCTTTTTCTGATGGCATAGTCTATATTATCAATCATGGCTTCGTTGATTTGTACTCGGTTTTCGTCTAGATATTTTTCCATCTCCTCGTTGTTAGATGGAAGTTCCGTTACTTTTAATATATCTTCAACTTTTGGCGCAGACTTCTTTTTATTTGGAGTCTTTTTCATATACACTATATAAGTATACTTCTAACCAAGCTTTCCCCATAAGATTAACAAACTTCTCACTGCCAGATAATTCTTCTTCTCCGAGCGCATCTAATATTATATGTGTCAACTCGTGAAAAAATGTTTCGATTACGACCCGCTCGGTTATAACAATCTCCGTTTCAACTTGTTTTCCGTCTTCTTCGTATTTTCGTGTTACCGTCCCCACGTCCTGTATTCTTATTAATTTTAAATCGTCGTCGGCAGTTCCATAACATTGCTCGTTGGCGAATAATTCCTTATCTAAGATGACGGTGTACTTATGTCCTAGAAGGGTGAATTCTTTCGGTATTTTTATCGGAGTTTCTTGATTAAACACTACATATAAGTATAATGGAAATCAACAAAGAACCCAATTTAACAGATAAAGCTAAAAATTTAGGTGCCGCGATGGTCAACTGGGCCAGTGACGGATTTGCGAAGGTTTCTCCCGAAGTGTTCGCATATAGAAAGTCGATATGTAATAATTGTCAATTCTGGGACCAGACTGGTTTCGCCGGTTTAGGAAAATGTAATCTTTGCGGTTGTTCTGTGGGCAAGTTGTATATACCAAGCGCAACCTGCCCGCATCAGCCAGCTAAATGGGAAAAAGTATCATCAAAGTAAATATTTGAAAAATTGTCTATAAATTTCAAAATTTTCTTCTATCTTGAGTGGTTCTTCCGTTGGTTCTTCTGGTTTAGTATTTAGATTAACGGAATAACTGTGTCCGGACGCATCAATCGATTTTTGGAGCACGTCTTTGTTGATGTATTTTATGGTTTATTGCGTGAGTTTTTACAAGTTACACACCCTGCCATCGCCTTTATACAAGTCGGACATGTACCAGAAACAGTCTCGTGTTTTTCTCCAAGCTCATGTTTCAACATTATTATTAGATTTTTATTGTCAAAACACGAGCGGCATATGTAAATCTTTCCATTTGCTTGAAGCTTTATAAATTCTTCCCTTGTTATAACTTTCATGCCACATAACTATCGTGCGCATGTTACATAAAACTAAAAAGGGGAGATTTTTAATCTCCCCTTTATAATTAGACCGTCGCGGTCGTTAATTCCAGTGTCGGAATAGTTTCCGGCACCGGCTTCCTGCTTATGCGAGCCTTACCAAACGCGCCTCGCGTCTTTGCTGGGGTAAACTCGAACGACGCCGGCGGCTTCTGCCGGATATAGTATTTATATACTCCCGGTTGCAATTCCTTGCTGTAATTTGGCTTTGGCCGTTTTTCGTTGCGTTGCTTTGATTTAATACTCATATGTTTATCGGCTCTTGCGAACTTTTCTTTTCTTTGCGGGGGTTGTCGTTGTCGGAACATACTTTGCTCCTGTCGCAACTCGCTTGACGGCGTTTCCCCAAGAATTTCTAGTTTTTACACTAGCAAACTCATATGTTTTTCCTTCGTCTAGCAGCTTTTGCACCCCCTCCACAGAGGTAGCTGATAGGATACGTTGTCTTAGTCCCAACATATATTTTATCTGCGGTTCTGGTTTAGTGAACGAACTTCCAGTTTAGAACCATCTGGATATCGATTTATAATTCCGGCCCAATACACGTACTCCTTTTGAGCCCCGCTCTTTGAATCATATTCTGATTCGCTTACTCGTACACCGTTCCGAAAAACGGCATACATTACTACAGTTTGATTAACAACTGGATCGATCATGTTTGTTTTTTTATTTGTTATTGCGAGAATATGCATAACCATCTAACATAGAAAGTTCTTCGTTTAGGTCGTGTCGAGTCGGCAGAAAGACCGCTGGCAACCCCACTTTTTTAGACGCGTATTTTTCACCTTCGGCGTATATTTTCTTGGGTCTACCACGGCCACGTTTTGGTACAACAGAAACAGGTTTTTGTGTCATCGACGAAAATAATGCACAGTTCTATTTGAATGTCAAGTACCAATTAATAATTCTGTCGATATTCCACGTTTACTATTAAAGACTTCACGGGATAAGAGTAAACGTAGAACTGAATGACGTGTCACCGGTGATTGTAATTGATGTAGGGTTTGCCGCCGAGTTTGCAAAAACACCACCGGTCCAACCCGCGAATTCATACCCGGCCTCGGGAACGCATGATATTGGGTATTCTCCCGCCAAAACGCCCGTGATTGGAGCGCCCGAAGAATTACCATTAAAACTCGTACTCGATCCGCCGGTGCCGTTGTTTGCTGTCACAGTATACGTCGGCAGTGCCGCAAAATACGCAGTCGCGGTTCTGTTATCGATCATAGTAATGACAGTATTTGCCAGTGCAGTTGACCCGTCTTGATCGCTCGCAGTTCCGCCGAATACCCAATAATCAAATACATACCCGGCATCAGCAGTTGCGCCGATTCCTTGTAATGTACCGTAATTATACGCCGTTGGTACGGATGGAGTAACCGATCCGTTTCCTGCGGAATATACCGATAAAGTGCGGTTTTGTAGTTGGAAGGTCGCCGCCACAGATACGGCGTTGGACGGCATTGTAAATGTAGCACTAAGTTCAAAACCATTTGCACCGGCGGTTTGAGTCGGGCCAGAACTAAAAGATACTCCGGTTGGTGTCAGTCCACTACAATCCGAGTACATCGGAGGCGCTGCTGGTATGCCATACACGGTTATAACCGTTCCCGGTGCGAACGAAGTTCCGCTCGGCGACGAAGTGCATGTACCATATCCAAGCATAGTTGTTAGAGTCAACGGGTAGGTGCCCGGGGGAGCAGTGGTCGGCGTGGGGGTTGGTGTAGCGGCTGGCGTGCGCGTAGGGGTTGGCGACGGCGTGACGGGTGGGTTGTAATATCCAGAGGCATAACCAAAAACGCTTCCACATCCCGTGTTGAAAGTCGATCTTACTTGATAATAATAAGGAGCGGGTGCGCCCGTTAATCCATAAACATAACCATCCAAAATATAGCTGTCTGCGGGGGGAGTGGTCGGAGTAGAATTTGAGCCAATAGTAACATAACTGCCCAAATTAATGTCTGTTGCGTGGGTTCTTGCTTCCAAGATGTGACTGCCCCAAGAACATCCATTTCCCCACGCCGAAGAATGAATTAAGTAAGCCCCGTTTACTACAACTTCTGTGAACGGAATTCCCGCTGGAGGCACGATTGTGCTCGTGGGCGTTAGCGTTGGCGTAGGCGTCGGCGTACTTGGTGGTGAGCCCGGAGAGGCGGCGGGCGTCGGAGTCGGGGTCGGTGTCGAAGTAGAACCGGGCGACACAGACGGTGTTTGTGTAACGGTCAACGTAGGAGTTACACTTGGTGTAAATGTAACAGTTGGCGTAACGGTCTGTGTAACTGTCGGGGACGGTGTCTGGGTTGGGGTCTGGGTCGGTGTCGGGGACGGTGGCATCAACTCTTCCCACCCAACATTTAACATGTCGCTGTGCACTTTAATATATTCTTTACCCTCGTCGGTGTTTATGGTCATTCCAATGATTCCATAAACTTTTTCTTCTGGATTACCGTGGATTGGAATAATTGTTGGCATAAATAGTTTAAGGGTATTTAATTATTATGAGTAGCTTGCCGCCGCTAAAGCATATCTCGCAGTTCCCACGCCCGTCGTGTCAGTCGCAACCACGCCAACGTTGCTGACCAAGTTGGACATTGATAAGTTTGATGTGTTAAATCCGTATCCAAATATTGCCTTGTCGGAGTCATAACTTGCCGCCGCCAGCGAATACCTTGCAGTACCAACGCCCCCCACATCCGATGCAATAACTCCCGTATTGCTCACTAGATTTGTGATTGATAGGTACGTGGGTTGATATCCATATCCAAAAATGGCCGTGTCCGTACCATACCTCGCAGCAGCGGTTCGGCTTCTCACTGTACCAACTCCGGTTGTGTCAGTCGCAACAACGCCTACATTACTTACTAGATTGGTAATAGAAACGTAAACGCCGACACTATATCCATATCCAAATATAGCTTTACCCGTGCCATAACCTGTCGCTGCTAGACCGTATCTAATCGTTCCGACGCT